TGATTTGTTTAACTTGCCTGTAATAAACTTTGTGATCTTCAAGAGAACAGAAGGGAACTAATGCATCATCATCCGATGGGATAACAGTTACCGCATTTAATCCCTTATTCATTGCAGCATCTACATCCTTAAGACTCTCAGTACTTGCGTTAATAGTGAAGCCGTTATTAGTGGCGTACTTGATAGCTTCAACGTTATGAGTATTAAGGACGTTATGTGTGTATGTATATCCCTTAGCACCACTAGCTTTATTAGCATCGACTAATGATTTTAATAAATCTAATCGCATGAGACCTTGAACGGATGGGATGTCACCCGCTTGGTTCATTCTCCAGAATTGATTATGTTTAGTCTTAGTCCTTATGTAATGAGTGAAAGAATCCCAGTCATAGACATTGCTTTGAGTACCATTAGATACTTTTTTCCAATGCCAACTAAGCGGCCCTGATTTGGCATAGCATCCCTTATTAATAAAGGGACAAGTCTTAGGACAACTAGCTTCTTCAGTCGTTGTTATTAATACTTTACCAACCTTCATATTTGAAGATCGGGGAGTAATGTGTACCTTCATGTTATTTAGATTGGCTACTCTCATTGAGTAGCAAGTGGAACGGACGGAATCGAACCGCCACGACAAGGAGCGACCTTGCACAATACCAATATTCCAAAAGTTAAGGACGGAATTGCACCGTCCATGAGCACAGGCACAACATGCCTGGTATCCCTATGATTTGGGCTCATCCTTGTTAACTAATAGAGATCAATGTTGTAATCAGTAAGCGCATATGTAAGCGCACCGGTTTGAACATTAAATTTATTTTCATAAACAGCAAATTTCTTCAACTGTTTATTCCAAAAACCAAAGGAAAGATTATCGTTAAGCATTAGATTTAATAATTTAAATCTGTTCACGTTCTTAAATGTGTAGGTATCGCCCGCCTTGTATCCGTTAGTTTTTGGATTAGAGCGATAAGTCACTTCACAAGTGGCCGTGAATGGATTAACTTTGATACTTTCAATAGCTTTTGAATAACGTTTTTTAATAGAAAACATGAGAAAATTAAAGAAAATTTTGACAACATATCCATAGATAGAACAATTCTATTAATGGATAAGTGGCGCACTATGAATTGCACATAGTAAAAGGCTTGAGACCTTGCGCCTATCTCCATTGATGCACTACGTGGCGGATGTTCTCGCCGGTGTATTCTGCGTTGATCCCCTGTTACAGGTAGCCTATTACCCAGTTTAAATCCCTTGAGATTACTGGCACTTATTAAGGTGGGTGGGTCTTGCGCTGTTGATTGACACCGCGCTCAGAATCTATTACAGATTCACGCCCCTCATGCTTGTTGTGAAATTGAACCGTGTTTGGTCCGATGCATCAATCATGCCACGAACCTTCCACAAGTGCAACAATCAATTTCAAAATAGGTAGGCTAACCATCGAATTATTCAGCGACTTCAACCGATATGAAATTGTTACTAAATGTTAAGCGACAGATCGCGAGAGCTTGACGAGTACGCGCACGTGTGCTTACCGATTCGCCCGCGCACCTATACGCGCGTTTATCGCACCTGGGCGCGCGCCTGGGCACGTGTGTATGCGCGATATGTTTTCAAAATCCCAGCCGTGGCCTGACTTGGCGCACGCCTACGTAGCGCACGCGCGATATTCGCGTACCCGCGCGGGGGGTTCCTGCGTTCTGCCCTACTCGTTATACGACTTCAGACATTTTTGTCATTTTTTGAGGGAGGGAAGTACCCGATGGTATATCCATTCCCGTCTTCGCACTCTTCAACAACGGCTTCGTAGACGTTATCGTCGAGATCTTCCATATAATCCACTATTGCAGTGTTTACTGTCTCTTTAGCCTTGATATCTATGTATCTATTCTCAAGACCAATCAAATATCCCAATATTATCCAATTCAGAGGTTTCCAAGGAGTCTTCAGACTCTTATATAACTTTCTAAAGGTTTCTAGCTTAAGTTTAGGCATATATAGTGTTATTACTGATTGCTTTGTTAAAGGAAGTGGAGAGTAGTGTTTTAAAGAATATCTTTCACCGATATTTATTAAAAGGGAGCCGAAACTCCCTTCACAAGGGTCCACCCTTCCCCTGTATTACGTAGGGTACCCCCTAAAGCCAGGTGGGGACTGACTTTCCATCACTCAACCCTCTAGCTTGTTGTCTTTGGTCTTTATCCATCCCCATAACCAAGTGATTGGTTGCACTTTGGGGATCTTCAACGAATGCTTGCAGTATGTCTGCCCATTCATCTTGTTTTCTTAAGTTGATCTGTTCCTGTGCGGAAATAGATAATGCATCAGTAAAGTATTTAACTCCTTGAGCTAAACAGTCGAGTCTGTCGTCATGTTTAACTGCATACTTCATCCGACACATCCTACTCATTTGGTAGAACAACATGTATAGAAGCCTTTGTTCGGGAGCTTGTTCTCTGTTCGAGTTGTAGTCCCAATCAATAACCCCACGGTCAACAACAAGACGATGTTGATTAAGCACAGGTTCAAGACTGTCAATGATTCGATCCTCTTTCCTAACGTTCGCTCGAACTTCATCAATATGTATTCTCTGTTTTGTTTGTTGAATATGTTTTTTAAATAGTTCACTTACGATTCCGTCTCCAAAGTTTGTCTCTACTACTAAAGTGGTAGCGTCATATTTCTTACACCCTCTCAGGATGTCTAGTAATGTGTTGTCTGAATAGCCATCTCTGTAAGCACGGACGTCATGTAGATAGATAAATCCGTTCTTTTGTGAGAGATAACAGGCTGCTGTTTCGTCAGATCCACGTCCTGAAGGGTCAACACTGCATATTGTCTCTGTATAAGGAGTCCATTCACCTTGTAATTGCATAGGTGAGTAGAAATAGTCCCCTGGAAGTCCAACTGTAGGTGCATCTTTAATAACATTCCTAGGATCGGAGCACCAGACAACATTATCTGGACCTTCTTTAGGATTAATACTGGTAACAACCAGATCAGCCATTTTAAGTGGGAATTTCTCAGCATCACTAAGGGATGTGTCTAGCTGAAACTGCAACATGAAGTTGCTACGCCCCATTGCTGACTCTCTCTGTAATAGATCATCGTTATCAAATCTATCTGGGTCAGTAGGTTGTCCTGACTCTGCTCCTTCGTCTATATCCTCTTGCAGTTGTGGAGCGATTAGTCCTTCATATGGTGTAACGTCTTTTGGGTATCTAGCTGGCCAGACAAACGGTCTATAAGCCCGCTCTGCCAACTTACGATAAACAGTAAAAGTAGTCTGAGGAGTCCCGAGATACATAATACGACTATCGTCTTTCGGCGTAAGGATTGACTCGGCTTCGGTACAAAGTTGAAGAAGTTTTTCACGCATCAACTCCGTCATGCTGTTCCCTGGCACCTCGATGTCGTCCAGAATCATCAGGTCTGCTCTGCTTCCCGTTAACTGACCAGTAATACCAACACTTTTGACTGATGGTGCCTGATGAGGAGCGCATGCGACGTCGAAGGAAATCCTTGACCATCTGCCGTCGTCTGTCTTTGGTCTTAAATGATTTAGCCATGGTGTTTCGATAATTAGTTTCTGTAAGAAGATACTCATGTTGTCTGCTCTTTCCTTAGAAGCAGAAATTATCATTATTTTCTTTTCCGCGTTATTAAATAGAGTCCATAAAACAAAAGCACCAGTAATCCAGCTCTTGCCAACTCCCCTAAACGCCTGTATCTGTAGTCGCTTGGGACCACTCTGCAAATAATCTGCAATTGCATATTGTGCCCTCGTTGGAGATGGGAGATCTAGCTGATGCCACAATGCTTGCAGAAACAGCTTGAAATCCCCCTGTAAGGCGGTTAATTGTTCATTCATACTTAAGTGGATAGGTTATCTATTTCCGTGCCTTGCAGCGCGTCTCTCAGACCAATCATAAGTAGATCTTTGGAAGTCATCCTCTGTCTGATGTACTAATTGATCAGCAACCATTAAACCTAGTTGTAAAGGTGTTGTAAGTATTCCTCCAACTCCTCCGGTAGCTAGTTCAAATCCTTCTAAGGCAGTATCTGCGCCAGCTATTGCCGCTTGGGTTTTATTTTGCCAAGTTGGGTCATCTATAGCTTCTTGTGCAGTTGCCTTAAAATTAAGTGCTACTATTCCAGATCCAACAATTGGTACATATCTCAAAGCTCTTTTACTAAGCTTGGCAACTTTAGTTATGTCATAACCTTCAGCCAGTTGCATTGCTTTTTTATATTTAGGGTCTAAGTGTCTGAGACTAGGATTACCTTCTTCCATTGCCTGAAGAGTTTTATTCTTCATATCGACAATATCTTTCTTCTTATTATTCTTTGCGAAGTGTAGATCCTGTAGGTTATCTACGTGGTCCCCTGGATTTTGGGCTATAAATATCTTCATACGTTTGTCGTACTCAGCTTTACTTATAGCTCCTGCTGCATATTCTTTCTCTAATTGCTTAAGAGTAGGACCAAATTCCTGTACTTCCCATATATGATCTGCATTTCTAGCTGGTTTTGCTTGTATTTCTGCTTTTTTAGTTAATCCTTCTTTAAGTTTTCCTTGATCTATCAGTTGATTGGCATCATTTAAGCTTCCAGTTCTATTAGCTTGAACGTCAGCCATATTCTTTGTTCTAACTGTTGACTGTTTCTTTCTTAAGTTATTTCTAGTATTTAAACCAAATTCAACTTTCTTACCATCAACAGGGAAATATGGAATACCTAGTCTATCAATAACTGTTTTCTGCCAGTTTCTTTGACTTTCTGGGATACTTGCAATAATTTCCTGTGCTTTTTTCTTATATACTTTCCAATCTAATGTTGTCCGACCTTTTGCGTCTTTAATCTTTGCCATTAAAAAAGCCCCTTACGGGGCGGTAAATATTTATGCAGCGATGTGGTCGCTTATTGTTCGTTCTCTATGTGGTCGATGTCCGAATCTGTCTCTCATCCAGTGGAGCCAGTTTCTACTACCTTTGTCTTGATTGCACTTTTTACAGGCACATACGATATTTTTCGTAAGAGTTTCTCCACCTCGGCTAAGAGGTTGTACGTGGTCGAGTGTAAGTTCATGTTCTTCATAAGTTTCTCCGCAATAAACACATTGACAATTGAAATGCTGTTTTATGGCTCTTCTCCAGAGCCGTTTAGAATCTGAACTTGTCATGGTTATTAAATTGTGTAAGTAATGTTTTGGACTAGGTAGTAGAGGGGTCATTTACGTATTTTGAGTCTGCTTTTTCTGTTAATAGAGGGTTTTTGAAGTCTGCCCTTGGTAGTACTCCCCTTATAGTGAGCAGCGTCGAGCCCATCACCATTTCCGTAGGTACCAAGTTTTCTATTAAGTTTGTTTGCATTTTTACGTAGTGCTTTCCCTTTAGGTGTCTTGTTATAAGCTTTTTGTTGAGCTTTATAGTTTCCGTTGGCGTATTTAGCCCCTTTGTTGTTTGCCATAAAGTTTTGCTTGTACTAAGGCTGGATCTACTTCAGGAAGTAAATTTGCCAATTTTGATAATGGACTGCCGTCATAAGCGACACCTGATATATTGTTTGACTTCAGCCAATCACAGGCTGCTTTTAAATCTTGAGTAGTGGCTTCACCACTTTTTACTCTGTCTAAAAATTCTGTTGTGACTAACTGGTGGAGTTCGTTGAATTGCTCTTCAGTTGCCTTTTTCATTGATTTTAATAATTTATTTAAGTGGATATTTCTCTTTCACACGGACTAAGAAGTTTGTAGTTTCCAACAATATTTATATTGAAACTAATTGATATTCTGGTGTCAGGTTGAAAATTCTCTGTCACGCCATGACGTAACCATCCTGGAAAAAGAATTAAACCACCGTTACAAGAAGGTCTAAATATACGAGTGGATAGTTGTTGCCAAACTTTAGTACATTTACTTTGTACTACAGGCGTGTCAAAAAAAATATTTCCGTCATAACCAGTTGTTTGATAGTAATAAACACCTGAGATATGTGACTCACCATGGTCGTGTATATGAGAGAAACTGCCTGTATCAAATTTATTAATCCAAGAATCTCTTTTATAACTAACACCTTCTGGGTTAATACCAATAGTTTGAAAATATCTAGCTAACGCATCATTTAACATCCAATCAAATTTAGGACATTTTTTATCGCTTATCCAATCACTATTAAAGCTATCTTCGCAAATCAAGTGACCTAATATTTGATCTCGTTCGTTAAATGTAGTTAGTTCTAAAGCAGACTTTATTTCTTGTTGTACTAAAGCTAGATTGTTACCTTCAAATATCTCTTCATAAATAGGAGTAGAAAATAGAGGTAATACTCTTTTATTTTCTTCTGTAGTCATTCATTTATAAACCTAAGCCTTTTTTAACTATTGCTAGTGCTTTGTCATCTAGTTCGTTATCTGACTGTTCAACTAGCTTTTGTAGTAGGTCTATAACAAATGTTTTAAATTTTGGACTTCTTAATGCAGAAAGTACGAATGGTTTTGCGATTGCTAACATTATTCTTCTTTGATGGGTTGTAATTTTATAGGTACTACGTCAGAGCATATATGCGCTACACGCGTATCCTTACGAAAGGTAAATCCTTTACGCATTAGTTCGGCACATTTCAGTGCACGAGTAATTTCTTGAGCGAGTTTCATATCCTGTTCATGTAACGCACCAATGCGTTGACATTGTTCAGTTAGTTCTCGATTTAAAGGAACTGAGAAGTTTATTTGAAACCCCCAGTTCTCACTTATGACATAACCGTCTTCAGTTTGTGGTTGCGTATCGTTGCCCATATAAAAAGGACTGAACGTCATAGTGCTTCCATTACAGGAGTTCCCTGGAGCATATTGCTGTCTCGAAGGAGCTCCATTGTTTTGAAATTGGACGGCTTGATTTGTTACGTTTCCCGTTGCTGCTGCAACAGGATTCGATGAATTATTTGTGTCTCCTTCTGCTAATACTGGGCTTACTGTGAGAAGACAGAGAGCGAAGTAGTAGTGGAGTTTATTGTGTAGTCTCTTGTAGTATTCCATTCTTCTACAAGCCCTGCTGCTCTAGTTGTTGTCTCTAGATTCCAAGGCAAAGTGGTGTCAGTAACAGTAAATACTGCATCTCCTCCAGAGATACCAGCACTAGCTGCTGCTGTTATGTTTGATCCAGACCAAGTGTTTACGGCTGAACCGAAAACTTCTTTCTTTTCGACCTCTGTAATAGTTTGAATTGTAGTGGTCGTACTGTTCATACTTCCTGTTGTGAACTGAGGAGTGACAGTATTAGCTCTTGCTATTGCGGGTGATAACAATGCTAAGAGTATGATTAGTTTTTTCATACTTTTGTTGTTGGTTTTTTTGCCATAGGGCATTCAGGTTTTTTACTGTTGCCGTTCTTTCCAGTCGTCAAACCAAATGTGGCTAGGGCTCCAGTAAATACGCTGGCGACGAAAGTGATATCTGAGTTACCAGATTTCTTGACCATAGGAATTTCAACGTAGTTCATTGTGATAATGAAACCAGACCAAACGACAACGCCTAGCCTGACTACAGTTCCCAAAAATTCTATTTGGTGTTCCTTGTCTTCAGCAATATCTTTTACTTTTCCAAAGAATCCTTTGTCTTTTTGTTCTTTCTCTGTTCCTTCCATTTATTTATTTTGCCTAGCATTAATTTTTGAATTTGCTTTTTGATAGTGTCAAAAAAAGGTTGAGCTAAAGTTGTTACCGCTACTGCGGATACAGCCGCATAAGTTGCAGTCGTAACTACTGCTGTAGTAGGTAAGGGTAAATCTATATCTACAACCGGCAATCTAATACTTGGTGGAACCGGTGGTCTAACTTCTTCTTTTTTTTCAGAAGTTGTTCCTTCTGGTTCTTCGACTGCATCCAAATCACTTGGAGGTACAACCAGAGGAATATAAGAAGGAACGTCTGCGGTTGGTAAAGGTATAGATATTGTTTCTATTTTTTCTATTGGTGGAATTACTATACTGGGTATTTCCACTAGCTAGGTGGTACTGGGTAAATTAGTCCATCAGTTTCTGAGTTATCTGTAGTAGTATCTTTATTCGCCTCGAATTGTGTTTTTACTCCAGATAATGTTGATGGTACATCTCTTAAACCTTGACGGTATGTAGCCCATTCTTTTTTTTTAGCATCAGTTAAAGGTGCATCTGCTAATTGTGTCCAATCAGAATCAGCTAATTTTTGATTTCTAATTGGT